TAGCAGCAAAAGTAAAAGAAAAGCCAGAAGCTTATGGTTTAGTTCCTGAAATTTTTGCTGGCCCTGGAGCAGGTGCTCTTGCTCTTTACAACGCTGCTGGATTAACTTTTCTTGGACAAGTTGCTGTTGGTGTTGCCTTAACTGCTGCAAGTGCCTTATTAACACCAAAGCCACCAAGCCAAAGACAAGGTACTAATGAAAGAACAGCAGATATAGGTGGTACTAAGAAGTTTGCACCGCAATTTAGTTTTAATAGTATTCAAGATTTAGCAAATTTAGGAGATGTAATACCCCTTGTTTTTGCTAATAGATCTCAAAATCCTAATGGTGGTATAAGGGTTAGTTCTCAACTGCTTTGGTCACAGATGGTTAGTTTAGGTCGTTATCAAGAATTAAAAATACTTGCTTTATTTTCTTTAGGAGAAATAGCAGAAAAACCAGATTACAAAGGTTATGCCATAGGTGATTTATTAATTGATATTTACCATTCAAATAAAATATACAAAGACAGTGCAGGAGATATTCCTTTTAAAAATAACGGAGGTAAGTTTGAAGGGAACGAAGAAAATATTTTTAGAATAGATAACTTAAGACATTTCTGTGGAACAAGAAACCCAACGACACAAGCAACTTTTGGCTTAAGTAGTCCCGTACCTAATGCTACTTGGTATAAATTGCCATTTGAATTAATTAGAACTCGTAGTTCATTTAATGATGACACAAGACCTGCTGGCAGAATAACTTTAAAGAAAAGAAGAAAGTTGTTAGGTGAATGGCCTACAAGAGCTGGATTTATTGACGGAGGAGAAGGAACCCCACAACAAATAATAGATCAAAAGGCTGGTAATTCTGATGTTCCTGTAGGAACTGAACTTAAATATCAAATTGTTGGAAGTGGTTCATTAGATGAATACACAGGTATTGGGTATGCACAAGATTCTAGTGATCAAAATTTAACTATGGACCCTCATGGTTTAGAAGATGTAAATGCAGCTACTAAAACTATTAGAGAAACAACAGATTCTTATATTGTAGAAGGAGAGCAATACATGGCTGGAACTGCAATAGTTACTTGTATTGATATTGATAAAGACAAAGCAGATCAAACACCTGGAAAACCTTGGGATGGAACAGAAAATAGAGAATTTTTGTTTAAAGTTGTTGAACCTGGGAGATATGATTGTGTCCCTAATAGTAATGATGGTTTATGGTCACATTGCAACAACCCTCATTGGAATCAGGCTGGTCCATTTTTTAAAGTAAGAGATAATGATAAAAAATTTTATTACGAACAAAATCATAATCAAATTTTTGATCCAGCAACTCGTTACACCTTACAAAAAGTTACTTTAGGAACTATTTCTAACAATAGAAGATGTCATATTACAGAAATAGGAATTAAATCAAAAGTATTTAAACAAATTCAATTTGCTAATGTTAATAGTAAACCAACAGAAGATAAAATTTTTGAAATTTATGATCACAATTCTTCAATACAATTAGGAAATATAAATAAATACGTTACTAGATACAGCTTTTTTAAATTACAAGTTAGACCAATAGGAACTGATAATTGGACATGGTTAAAGCCTTCAACAACTGGTCATTCAGGTTTGTTTTGTGTTAAAGGAAATACTCCTGAATTTCAATTTAATTATTTAAGAATAGATCAACCAGCATTTAATCAATACGAATATAGATTTTTACCTTGGCCTGGTAATGATGTTATTAAAACAGTTATTGCTAATAGTTCTACTACTGTAGTTCTTTTAAATGCTAATGGAACAAGAGAAGTAGATGGCGTTCAACAGTTTTCTAGTAATGGATATGTTGTTAAATTTGCTGGAAGACAATTTCATTTAATTAACAAACAAAATCTTAGTAATAGAGAATGGAATTTAGGTGAGCCAAGTAGAGCAGTGCAAGCAGTAGCAACAAATGTTGTGACTGGTTTAAATAGTTATCAATACTCAGTAGGAGGTGCTAGTGCTTCTAATCTTCCTCAAGTACCAGGGCTTATAACAAGATTTAATAAGAGAACACCTGGAACTGCAATTTTTAGGTTTGATAATTACCCAAGAGAAGGTAGAGCTTATTGGTCTTTATACCTTGACCCGTCAGACGTAACTCCTAATACACAAGGATATGGTCCTAGACCTCCGTATGGTCAATGGCCTATAAATATAGAAGTTCCAATCGGGACTCCTGCTTCAGAAATTGAATTTCATTACAATATTAAGCCTAGTGGTCTTGGCGGTAAATATATTCCAGGCAATCCAGCTTCTCCTGGCTCTGGCCTCCATGCAGTCATAAAATTAGAAGAACATGGTGTAGATGTTGCACCTGCTATTAATAATCTTGAAGTAACATTAGTCAACGAAGATGATGATGCTGATGGGCAAGGTTTAAAAGTAAATTTATCCGTTTGGAACGCTAACGGTCAGATTTTTGCTGAATGGCAAATGACAGACAAAGGGGAAAATTATTCTAACGGAGCTGTCGTAAAGATTCCTGCTCAAGGTTCTGATCTGCCTGATCCAATTTCTTTAACTGTGTCTGTTAGTTCTTCCGAAAAAGTTTATTATGATCAAGATATTGCTCATGAACTTAATGCTTACGATGCTGCTGCTGATTTTTGGAAATATGAAGGAGATAGATCGAGTCATTTAGACGGGCCAGAACATCAAATAACTTATTGTAATGAGATTATAAGGACTGAGGATTTTAAACCTCCTCACAATAAAAATTTCAACATAGAAGGCACTCCAGCAACTTATGAAAATTTAGCTTATGCAGGATTACAAATAAAAAGTTCAAAAGAATGGACAAATTTTAGTCAGTTTTCTGCTTATTTTAAAAAAGGAATAAAGGTTAAAAGGTTAATAAGTGATTCGGGCAATAATGCTGTAAATAATTCTGATGGAGTAGATATTAATGGCAAAGGAGCTACAAATATTTTTCCTGAAATTGCTTATGCTTTATTAACAGATAAAACGCTAGGAGCTGGAGCAGTAATTAGTGAGTCTTCTGTTGATGATGGAAATATGAGAATTGCAGCAAAGTTTTGTAAGGCTAACGGGTTGTTCTGGGACGGTATGATTTCAAATAAAGTAAATTTAAGAGAATTTATTTATCAACAAGCTCTTTATTGTTTATTAGATTTTACGATTATTGGAGGGAAATTTAGTTTATTCCCTGCTGTTCCTTTTAATTATGATCCCGTTACAGAAGCAGGTGATTTTAAAATTAATCTTGAAGGCAAGCCAAAAATTAAAGCAATGTTTACTGATGGAAATATAAGTGATTTAAGTGTTTCTTTCTTGTCTCCAGAAGACAGGCAAGCTTTCAAAGCAAACGTTATTTATAGAAAAGAAACAGAAAATGGTTTTCCTGAAATAAAATCTAAAGTTATAGGATTGCATGGATCAGATCATGTAGATGATCCATTAGAAACTTTTGACTTAAGTGGATTTTGTACTAATGATCAAGCAGCTCGTTTGTTTGGAGAATATATATTAGCTTTGCGTAAACATTTAGATCACACAATAAGTTTCAAAACTGCTCCTCACTACATTAACGGCGTTAGACCTGGCGATTACATTAGAGTATTTTCAACAACACAACACGTTCAAAGATTTAACAATGGTGCAATTCTTGATGATGGAACTGTTGTAAGTAAAGACACAATTAGTGGTACTAAGACTTTTTATTATTGGAATCCGTCAACAATAGTGGCTGGCGAAATAATGCCAGTAGCAGAAGACACAGTAAATTTTTCTAATGCAAATGCTGTTAAAGCTTCTGCTGGTTCGTTATTTACGATCAAAGAAGAAGAAGCATCAGATCAGTGCTACAAAGTAGAAAGTATTACTTTTGGAGATGATGGCCTTGTGGAATTAACTGGTTCGTACGCAGAATTAACAAGTGACGGTAAACTAGCAATGTTACAAAACTGGTCTAGCGTTGGCAGTCCTGTTTTTGATTACGAAGATTAATGGCTACTGCAAGACCTTTTCCACAAATAGTTCCAAGCTCTAGAAGCTATAACCCTGGAACGTATCCGAGCACAAACTTTGAATCTTTGGATGGCACGAAAACACATATTCGTTATGGAAATAAAAGAGTTAATGCAACCTTGAGCCTTGGTTTTTCAAATATTACTGATGCTGAAGCAGCTTTAATTCTTGAGAATTATGAGGATGTTAATTCTACTTGGGATTATGTGACTTTTACTCCTACTGATGGTGTTTCTGGTGTTTCTGATAGCAAAGAAGTTAATGGTCAAACAAATCCTGCTAGTAGTCTTCAATCTTTAGTAAAAGAAGGTGGTACTGGACTTTTATGGCGTTATTCTGGGCCTCCTTCTGTTACAAGTACCTTTAAAGGTATGAGTAATGTGAGCTGTAGTTTTGTTGCTTGTTTGGATGCACCCATATAATAAGAACAACGTATTGATTTTTTAGGTTGTGGCTTTTTATAGCGGAAAGGATGGTCAACTTCGGATTGACAATGTAAAAGCTGCCAAGGTTCAATCTTGGTCTTTTTCTAGTTCACAAGCTGTTCTTGAAACAACTTCCTTAGAAGACACAGACCGAACCATTGTTCCTGGTGTTAGAAGCTATAGCGGTAGTGCAAGATTGTTTTACTACCAAGCATCTGCTGGGTCTGGTGGAGATGTAACAAAATTAATAAACAAGTGTATTAAGCCAGCAACTGGTGGGGTTGCTGCTGAATCTGAGAGCGTTCAGCTAATGCTGAGAATAGAAGATGGTAGTCCGAGTCGTCGTTACATAAATTTTCAATGTTTTATTACTGGCATATCAATGAATAGTGCCGTTGGTGAAGTGTTAAGTGCCGACATTAGCTGGGAATCAGATGGAGCACCTAGAGATGTAGAGTTTTAATTATGGGTGTTTATTTTGGTCAGTCGGGTGAAATAGCCCTTAGAAGAGATGCGCTTCAATCTGCTTTGCAGACGAAGTTAGATCCTTTTGATGTAAACACTTCGACCAAAAGATTTAGTGTTGACCATAGTTCTGGTTCGTTACTTACAGGAGATGAAGTAGAAATAGAGACAGTTGATGGCTCAACTCTTGAATTAGTTAATGGTCATAATTATCCAGATGGCAAATGGTTTATAAATGTTGATCCAGTAGGAGGTATTCGTTTATTTAATACTTTTGCTCTTTCAATAGAAGGGTTACAGGCAAATGCTTTAACACTTGTTACTCCTAGTTCTGCAAAAGATATTTTAATAAGAACTAAAAATGACCGTTTTAGACATGTCGCCAATGTAAAAGACTTCGAAATGACAACTAGCCGAGAGCAAGTTGACCTAACTAATCTTGGTGATGAATTTAGAAATCAATATGAGGCTGGATTAATTAGTGGTCAAGGCAGTTTGAATTGTATTTGGGAACATCACAGCGTAGAAGGTAACAGGTCTAATCAGTTTGGAGGCGAGTCTGAGTTTCCTTTTTATCTTGCTCAATTAATTATTAGAGTGCAGCAAGGTTCAGATTTTGATGGGTTATTTTATCTGTATAGGGATGTCAATGATAAGAAGAAGACTGTTTACTATGAGAGTAATTGCATTGTTACGAATGTGGCTGTATCCGTTTCGGCTGCCGAGGTTATAGAAACAAGAATAGAGTTTGTAACGAATGGAGTTATTAGATTAAAGACTGGTGACACTGCTGGTTATCTAGTACAAGAAAATACAGATAAGATTCTTCAAGAAAATGAAAGTCCCATATTGCTCGAACAGGTTTAAACTATTGCTAATGGTTTTTAGTTAGAGGTAACGGAAAAGTGAGTGATCTTCAGATAAGCAATCTGCCCGCTTTAGCAGAAGCAGGTATTCAAGCAACTGATGTATTAGCCCTAGCGGACCTCAGCGCAACAGAGACCAAGAAGGTCACTGTTAAAGACTTAGTAGCTGCTGCTGTAGCACTTTTAGATTCTGGAGATATTCCTGCTGCCAAGGTCGCAACGCCTTTTGCTACTGATGCCGTAGCAACAGCAACGATCCAGAACCTAGCCGTAACTGCTGGAAAGATTGCGAATGGAACAATAACTGCAACTCAGATAACAGACGCAACGATAACTGGGGCGAAGTTAGTTAACGACACTGTTACTGCAACACAGATAGCTGCAAATGCAATAACTGATTCTGAGCTTGCTGATGATGCTGTAGATACGGATGCTATTGCTAATCTTGCTGTTACTAATGCCAAGATTGCTAATACAACAATCGCCTATGGAAAATTAAATATTGCTGATGGAGATATTGGTGGAGCAAAACTTACAAGTGCAAGTGTTACAGCAGCTCAATTAGCAACAAACTCTGTCACTGCTACAGAACTTGCTGATAATGCTGTTGATACTGCTGCTGTTGCTAGTGGAGCAATAACTGGAGCCAAGATCGCAAGCACAACTATTGCTGCTGGAAATATTGTTAATAACACGATTACAGCAACGCAAATTGCTAATGGAGCAATTAACACAACACAGATAGCAGATGGAGCTGTAACTGCTGCAAAGCTTTCTGGTACGTTAGCTGCTTCTTCAATTGCTGATGATGCTGTAACAACTGCCAAGATTCTTGATGATGCAATAACAAGTGCGAAGCTTGCAGCAAACGCTGTTGATGCAGCAGCTTTAGCTGATAACGCTGTTGATTCTGGAGCGATAGCTAGCAATGCTGTTATCGAAGCAAAGATCGCTTCAAACGCTGTAACTGTTACCAAAATTGCTGATGGCACGATTACACCAGCAAAGTTAAATACTTCTAATCTTGATCGTTCATTAAATGTAGCTAGTGGAAATCTTGGAATTAATAACACAGTTACTGCTGCTACTCGTTCAGGTATTTCATATAACGCTCAGGGACTTATTACTGGAACTGTTGCTCTTGCTGCTGCTGATTTACCTGTTGCAACTTCTAGTGCTGTAGGTGGTGTTTCTGTTAGCACTGGTTTAACTGTTAATGGCTCTGGTGCTTTATCTCTTACTAATAGTGTTACTGGGGCAACAGTTAGCGGAATAACTTTTAACAATCAAGGAATGATTACTGCTGCTACAGCATTAGTAGCTGGTGATCTTCCTGTTGCAACTACAAGTGCTAAAGGTGCAGTACAAATCACCTCTGGAGGAGGTTTAAGTGTTGATGGATCAGGAAATTTAACGACTTCAACCAGTGGAATTAGTGCCGGAACGTATCAATCAATCACTGTAAATAATAAAGGTGTTGCAACAGCAGGTGCAGCATTAACGGCTGCATTAATTCCTAATCTTGCTGCAAGCAAAATAACAAGTGGAAGTTTTGATGCTGCGAGAATTGCAAATGATTCAATTGATGGTTCAAAGCTAAGTAATACTTCTACAGCAGTCTTTCAATCTATAGCTCAAAGTGGTTATCCAACGGCTCAATTCTCAGGACAAATTCTTTTTGATACTGTCTCTGAGGATGCGTTCATCTGGGATGGAAACGCTTGGCAAGCAATAACGACACTGACAAAAGGAAGTCTTGTTTTTGGTGGAACCTATAACGCAAATACGAGCCAGATGGTGGCTACTACATCGGCAGGAATTGCGGCTGGTTTATCTGTTGGATCTAACTTGCCTACAGCTAGTGCTACCACTGATGGTGTTTATGTTGTAGTAGCAACTTCTGGAACTCCATCTTCTCCAGCTCCAGCAATCGCTTTTGCTCCACCTGATTACATTTTAGGAGTAACAAATAGTGCTGGCTCGTCATGGAACGAAGTCGATCTTTCACAGACAGTCGCAGGTCAAGTTGCAAGCAATATTACCTTCACACCTTATGGACAGATTAGCTCGACTAATGTTCAAGATGCGATGCAAGAACTTGAGACAGAGAAGTTAGCACTTTCAGGTGGTACTGTTACAGGTCAGGTGTTAATTGGTAATACTGGAAGCCTTGTATTTGAAGGATCTACTGTTGATGCTTATGAAACAACATTAACAGTTGCCGATCCAACAACGTCTGACAAAACTATTACTTTACCGAACGTAACAGGAACAGTAATTACAACTGGAGATACTAATACTGTTACAAAAGATATGGTTGATGGAAGTTTAATAAATACAAACATAGCTGCTAATGCTGATATTGCGTTTACAAAATTAGCCGACTTAACCTCTGCTCAAATCCTTGTAGGTAACGGGTCGAATGAGGTTACAGCAGTAGCAGTTACAGGAGATATTTCTATTAATAATGCAGGACTTACAGCTATTGCTGCTGGAGTCATTGTTAATGCTGATAT